AGGGAACATTCTGGAAGGCTACAAATAAGTTCGACAGACCGACTTCTTGGGCTGCATCTGCTGATAATAATTATGCCGGCTTCATGCACGGCCTGGGCGACGACTTCCTGGGCGCTGTTCTCACAGCCAAAATCCCGTGCAGAACTAACAACGCGGGAGTCATGGAAGTCGACAGCCTTGACGGTACGGAATTCAACTCAGCCGAGACCTACAACGTCGAAGACAAGTTCTTCATTCTCTCAAGGCCGGAGATCTATGGAACATATGACTCCAACACCTTAAAAGACGGCGAGCTTCTCGAATACTACGACGGCCTCTCCCAGTCCGACCTTATCAAGCGCGACGTTGGAGGAACTGCTCGTAACTGTTGGTTGCGTTCTCCCCACCCGAGCAACGCGAGCCTCGTCCTCATAGTGAACACGGGCGGTTCTCTGAGCGGCAACGGTGCCAACGGTGCCATCGGCGTGGCCCCCGCTTGTCTAATCGGCTAATCAAAAATCCGCTGCGATAGCAGCGATAAAAACAAGGTTCTTTTTCAATGAGTGTAAGAGTAGGAGACAGACAAAAAGGTAAGCTCCAGGTACTGAACAAGGCGAGGGTGTTAAAAAGATACACCCTCGCCTTACTTAAGAGCGACAAATACTTCCCGAAGAGTGTCAGATGGCTCTATGCTTATCCGATCCATAGCGAACTCAGAAGTGCAGTAATATGTATCAGACGAGCGAACGCGACATATGTAACTAATGGCGTAACTAAGGATTTGGAATACAAATACAGAGCGAGCCAGCAGATAGAAGCATACGCACATCTTGAGGCTTTATTGGACCTTATGGAAGACGTATATCTCGCGGGATATGTATCAGGGCGCCAGATCCAACACTGGACGAAATTGGTAGTCGAAGTTGAGCAATTCTTAAAAGCATGGGAAAAGAGCGACAAAGAAGCATATATGAAATCTAAATAGGGTGGTTGCTATCCTGCTCGTAACTGTTGGTTGCGTTCTCCCAACCCGAACAACGCGAACAACGTCCGCATAGTGAACACGGACGGTTCTCTGAACAACAACAATGCCAACAATGCCAACGGCGTGGCCCCCGATTGTGAGAAAAGCCAGATTCAAGTAGTCCCGGCGCGGACCAAAGCAGTGCAGCTCACACAAGGAGCGATCATCCTGACTCTGAAAGGAGCGAAACCTGCAGATGACGAAGGCATCTTTCGAGATGGCCCTTCTATCAGCATCTGTTTAATTTATGTCATATGAAGAAGTGACAAGTTTTGACAATTTATACACCGGGCTCTTGCATAGCTGCAGGAATGTCAGATGGAAGGACAGCGTGGTTGGCTATGAAGCAAACGGCCTCAAGAACACGCTGAAACTCAAGGAGCAACTTGAGAGAGGTAAATATAAGATTGACGACTATCAGATATTTACTGTCTTCGAACCTAAAAAGAGAGTTATCGTGGCGACAAGGCTCAAGGACAGACAGTTCCAAAGAAGCCTGTGCGATCACGGCCTTTATGACGCGATCACACGATCTTTTATTCATGATAACTGCGCTTGTATGAAAGGCCGGGGCGTGGACTACACGCTGAACAACCTAACAAAACACTTAAGACGATATAACCTGGAACACGGAAGAGACGGATGGGTACTAAAATGTGACATTCGTCACTATTTCCCGTCTATCCGTCACGATGTTGCTAAAAACGCGATCAGAAAAAGAGTCAAGGATCCTCGCATAGCTGACAGAGCCTGCGAGGTCGTTGATTCTTTTGGCGGCAATAAAGGTATCGGCTTAGGCTCGCAGATAAGTCAGCTCGTCGCTCTGGCGGTTCTTGATGATCTGGACCACTTCATCAAGGAACGGCTGAAGATAAAACACTATATCAGGTATATGGATGACTTCGTTCTTATCCATCCGGATAAGGAATATCTGAAGATGTGCAAGAAAACGATAGAACACGAACTTAATAAGCTCGGATTGGAACTGAACGATAAAACGGTCCTATATCCTCTTAAACAGGGCGTGGTCTTACTTCAATGGCATTTTTACATCATGCCGTCGGGGAAGATCCTCCGAAGGATGAATAAGAAGAAACATGGTAAACAGCGGAGGAAACTCAAGAAGCTGCTCGCCAAAGAGAAAGCTGGCGACTATCGGCCGGGAACGGCCCGCGAATCGCTTGTGTCTTACTTAGGTAACGCATCCCGAGGCGACAAATATCACGAGCGTCAACGGATGAAGGAATATTTCATTAAATTGGAGGAATCTAACCGTGAAAAATAACTTTTACAAGAATGTTCAGATAACAGAAGCCCAGGAAGCTGCCAGAAGAGCCGAGTCAATGGAATTCCTTCGAGCTCATTATCAGACAGCATGTGACGAACAGAACGAAGAAGATGCCGCCATGTTCGCCAGGGCGATACGCAATAAACTTCTCGCGGAGTCCGACGCTGAGCTTACGATCGACAGACTGAACCTTCCGACTCCGTCGGGCTCGACAGTGACAGCCTTTCTCTCTCTTTTAAAGGGAATCGTCAGCGCTTTAACCGGCGAATGGGCCGTATACAGAAAGGCTTTGAGAGCCCTCCCTGAACAGCCCGGCTTCCCGTTCGACATAGATTTCCCGGAAAAACCCACAAACGAATAAAAGGAGGTGTGAGTCATGGATAGACTTAAAAACGAGATCACAAATGCAGAATTCTGGAAGGCTGCAGGTATCAGAGCCTTAAAGACATTCTGCCAGACCGCTATTGCTGCCATAGGAACGACAGCTCTGATCGAGCAAGTAAACTGGCTCGTAGTTGGCTCGGCTTCGCTCCTGGCGGCTGTCCTCTCTATCCTTACCAGTATTGCTACCGGTCTGCCGGAGGTATAAGGACATGAACGCAGCGAGCATCATTTCACTCGTAATAAGCGGTTGCATGTTTATCCTGGCTTTGACCACTTTCATAGTAAACGGCGTCAGGTCGAACAAGAATGACGCCAAAGCCGATGAAACGAGATTGAATGACATCAATCAGTCTCTTCTTAAGCTCAATATGAAATTGGACCAGGTATGTACCGCAACCACAGAGATCAGAACTGACATCAAGACAATGCAGGCCAATCAGATAGAACACACGGGGCAGATCGCTGTCCTTAAAGAACGTGTGGATACGGCCTTCATGAGAATTGATGAACTAAAAATTGCTATTCAGAGTCTTAAGAAAGGCGGTTAAGTAATATGTCAGCTATATGCCATGCCGAAGATGTTGCAGCTTTAGCCCTCAAACAAGTGGGTAACAGCTGCGGAAAGACAAACCAGTACAGCGCAGAGCTGGACAAGGCCAAGTTCTACAACTACCCGAAGAACGGAATCGCGGATTCATGCTCGATTTTTGTAGATGACATGGTCTGGAGATGTTCGAATCCTCAGACTGCAAACGAAGTCCGCGCTATCCTCTACGAGCCTAACGTTGATAACTGCGGAGCCGGATGCGCTCAGGCTGCATCCTACTTCAAATCGCACGGCGCCTGGATAAGTAAAGCTGAGAACGCAAAGATCGGCGACAAGGTCTTCTTTGCTGCAGATCAGTATAAGAAGAAAGAAAACCCTTATGGCTATTATCATACGGGCGTGGTCGTATCGATCGACTACAACGCAAAGACGTTCAAGACCGTCGAAGGAAACACAAACGGCGGAAAGGTCGCTTCAAAGTCCTATTCCTTTACAGAATCGAAAGTCACAAAGGGCGGCTTCGGAAGACCTAAGTATACACCCAAGCCTTCTCCGGAACCTGCTCCAACACCTACGCCTACACCAGCCACAAATAAATATGAGGTTGTGAATATCAAAACGTTCCTCGCGATCAGGAATACTCCCGAGGCGAGAGCTGACGATAAGAACAAGGTGGGCGAACTCTATAACGGAGCGATAGTCACCGCGATCGAAACCTCGAACGGCTGGGCGAAGATATCCGGCGAATGTTGGGTATCAATGAAATATCTCAAACAACTCTAAACACCATATTTTTCCCCATTGGATAAGAAGAGCCCTCGGCCTTGTGCCGGGGGCTTTTCTTGTGTTCGGATAAAAAGTCAAGTAAAAAGTCAAGTACAGAAAAATGAGAAAACCCCGAAAGCCTTACAACTTCGGGGTTCTTTTTGGTGGGGCTGGTGGGACTTGAACCCACTGCTATAAGTCCACTGGTGGACTTAAAAACCCGAAAAACCGCTAAAAATCAACACTTTTCGTTTTTGTGTTCGATAAGTGTCTACGGCGAAAAGTACAAAAGTCAAGTAAAAAGTCAAGTATAGAAAGTTGCTCGAAGTTGCTCAAAGTTGCATGAAAAACCCCTCCATTTCGGAGGGGCTTTTTTATTTGACTTGTTTTAATCTCTCGAAGGTCAGGTTTATGACATCCGCGGCCGTCTCCAGCTCTCCCTTAACGGCGTGTTTATATGTTCCGAACGTGTCCATACTCTGAGAGTGGCCTACGAGCTCCTTGATGGTACCTTCTGCAAGGTGCGTCTGGCTTGATACGATCGAGACGAATGTGTGTCTTAAGGAATACAACGTTCCCGGAAGATCGCGCTCTTCTTTTATCTTATTCCACTGTTTTCTCACGCTGTCCTGTGATGCAGGACTTCCATAGTAATTACAGAACACCCACGGAGTCCCGAAGTTCCTTTTACGGTTCCGCTCGATGGTCTCTTCAATGATGGCCAGAGCGATAGGGGGAAGAGGGACGACTCTTCTGGCGTTCTTGTTCTTTCCTTGAGTGATCTCTCCGTTGTCGTTTATGGCCCTCTTGATATAAAGGACTCCGTCCTCGATATCACGTTCCTGGATTCCCAGACACTCGCCGGGGCGGAGACCGCACAGCAGCATCACACGAAACGCTCCCATATACCAGTTATCCGACGGCTCGAACAGCCGCGCTATGTCTTTAGGCTGCAGGATCTGGCGCTCGCCTTTTTTATGTCCTTTCGGGATATACAAGGATCCTCGCCACTCGTCACAGTAGTAATTTATGTACGCGAACTTATGAAGACCTCCGAGAACTGCTCTCAGATGCGTGAGCGTTTTGAAGCTCAGCGTCTTGGTGTGGTCTTTTTGTGGTCTGGCTTCGTTCAGGATCGCTTGGAAGTCTCTCAACGTCAAATTATTCATTCGAGCTTTTGCAAGCGTAGGGAGAACGTATAGGCGCGTATATATCTCTGCTTCTCTATAAGTGTCGCGCCTACCGAGTCGGGCTTCGATATCTCGGAGGTACAGCTCGACGCATTTTTCTACCGTGATCGAGGACACGCCTCCGAACTCAACCCAGTCGTCATACTTATCCAGGACTTCTCGCTTTCCTTTTTGCCCCGGTGTGGACGAATAAAAGGACTTTTTGATACCGTTCTTCTGGCCTTGTATTACCCAGAGCCCCTTCGACTTATTCCATCGTGGTATAGCCATATCTCACTCCTGCGAATCAATGAGCGCCTGATAGTAGGCTTTCAGTTTTTCCTTATTCACGTCGCTCAGCTTGTCGACGTCAATAAGAACTTCGTTTCCGTCCATTGTTACATTAAAACCCATAAGCCAAGCAGGGGAGACGTTCAAAGCGACCGCAAGATCATATATATTGCTTTGCTTTGGTTCGACAGTTCCGTGAATGTATCTCGAAATGAGGCTTTTGGCGATTCCACTTTTGCGACACAGATCTGCAGCTGTCATCCCTCTGACTTCCATAGCTTTTAATAATCTGCTTTGTATTTTATTCATATTTCCGGTCCTCCGACTCGATTATATTACAAACGTGTGACAGTTGCAAAAATGGAATAAAAAGGTGTTGCAAAAATGGAACAGAATGATAAACTATCCTTGAGCAGTTCCAAAAATGGAACAAATATCAAGAAAGGAGGATAAAGATGCCAACCCGTTTTAATACAGAAAAACTTGAGGCTCGAATAGTTGAAAAGTTTGGAAGTCAGAAGAAGTTTTGTGCTGAAATCGGACTCGCACAGTCTACTCTGAGTCGATACTTGAGTGAGGGCTGCGACTGGAAGGGTTCAATCTTGGTCAAAGCCATCCGAGCCCTCGCTATCCCGGAAGATCAGATTGACGACTATTTTTTTCAGCCGAAAGTTCCAAAAAGAGAACTGAAAGGGGTGAAGAAATGAGAGCCAACAAACCTGACGCGGTGCGCTTCCCGCGATTATATCAGGAATTCGAAAGCGCAAAGGAGATCGCCGAAGTGATAAACCGCTCGCCATCTTACGTCAAGAAAGCTCTGAGAGACGGATTCACGGACCGGGAGAAGTCACTGATCGGCAAGGCCAGAAACCGAACGGACTTATTTGAGGAACGGATCGCATGACGAAGAAACAGATCAGGCTTGTGAATATCCTCTTCTGGATAGCATATATCGGAATCTTATACGGTTCAGTGCTGCTTTTTTACGAACACGTTGAGCCCAGGAAGAAACCCGATCCAAAGCCTGTTCCGATCGGACTCACATATCCGACTCCAACACCCGAAGGCCAGAGATATCTTCCATATATTTCATCAGCTGCCGAAGCAGAGGTAATGGAAAGAGATGTGACGGAGGACTACCTGGAAGACGTTCAGACCTCGCTCTTATATGCCACGGAACCGATAGGGCGCTACTACATAACAGCATACTCCCATCTGGAGACAGGCTCAAAGAAGACAGCGTCCGGAACAACGTGCCACGAAGGAACTATCACGACGTGCGCTGCGGATCCTAAATACCACAAGTTCGGCGAATATCTGGAGATCGGGGGCCGTATCTACCGAGTCGAAGACACAGGTGAGCTCGTGAAGAAAAGACACATCGACGTCTATCTCGGAGGCTCAGATATCAAGCGGGTGAAATATTACGACAGTCATCACGAAATGATCTATCGTGTCACATTCCCGTTCGGAACACCAAAGGATGACTAAAGGAGGAAGAAAAATGAGTTCATACAGAGTCGGATGTAGGCGATGCCATTGTTCGTGTGATCCGTTCCCGAGGGATTCGGATGAAGTTGTCAAAATTAAAGCCGAATTACGGAATAGGACGCTAGAAGAATTCGTAAAAAACGCAGCCCACTGGTTTTTATGTGACACCTGTACAAAATTATACGAAGAAGCATATATTCCTCGACTTTTAATTTTTGAAAGCGAATTGTTTAACGAATTCATATGCTGCTCGCCAAAGGACAATTAAAGGAAGGAAGAAGACCATGCAGATTTTGATTTATTTCACACTGGCACTCTTAGGCGTAATTATCGGAATGATGATCCAGTCGTTCCTGGACGCTCAGAGCTTCGCCGAATATATCGAAAAAGTAAGAGAGCTCAAAGATGAGAATAAGAAGCTCAAAGAAAAACTTTCAGCTCATGACAACCCCCCTACACATGTCATTCAGGAGTTTGTAATAAGCGACGATACAGTCGGCAAAAAGGTCGACTTCGGAGGCTTCTGATATGAGCGGAGTCAAGTGTGAAGATTGTCGCAGCTTTGTAGCTGCAAAAGTGTTTGGCCGGGACGGTATCTGTACCGTCGTAAAGAAGAACAGGAAGTTCGTCAAGAAGACAGACTCCTGCAGATATGGATTACAAAAGGAAAGGAAGGAAACAACATGAGAACAAAAGGTTCAACAAACACATTCAGAAAACACGACCTCTATATCTTAAGAGCGAGTTTACCTATACTTAACAAGTTATGTAAGAAGAACGGCTTGGTCCTGCCTCAGAGCTGGTCAAAGGGTGGCGGTCTCAATGATATCGCTCATAAGTTCGGTCTGGTACCGGACTGGGAGAATGGTGTCACCGGAGTCGGCCATCGCGAAAAGTACACAGGCGAGAAGATGAAGCAGTTCATTGACCTTACTATCATTTATTTGAAAAATCCTCGTAAGATCCCCACAGTAAAAGAGCTTATCCCCGGCTTTGCCGCTCCCGAGATCGCTGGCGGCCGTGTCTCACTTGGTGTCGCAAGTGGACAGCTATCGATCTCTGATGTTATGTTGGAATCCTGCCAGAATATAGTAGCAGGAAAGTTCGACTTGTCGAACCTAACGACAGAGCAGCTCCACAAACTCAAGGCTGAGCTCGATGAAAAGCTCTTGAACTCGCCTCCGGACTGGAAGGCTATGAAGCCCGGAGACACTTTCGAATATCGAGGCTTTAACTGGACATGTCTCGATCCCGAGTTCAAGGCTGTCGGAGGTACGGGGTGCCTCGCTATCATGACAAAGCTCTACGAAGATGAGTTTGTATTCAGTGATGACGACTCGAATAACTACCTTGAATCCAAACTCAGAAAAAAGATGGACGAGATCTACGACAACATCACAGGAGAAAACTCGGAAGTCCTTATCGCTCACGAGATCGACACGATCAAGGAAAACGGAGAAGACGCTTACGGCTCTTATAAGGGTTATGTGTTCGCATTATCAATCCAGGAATATATCAGATACGCGAAATATGTTCCCAGATATTCAAACTGGTCTTGGTTGCGTTCTCCCCACCCGAACCTCGCGAGCTACGTCCGCGTAGTGCGCACGGACGGTTCTCTGTACGGCATCAGTGCCTTCAGTGCCACCGGCGTGGCCCCCGCTTGTATCTTTAATCGTCAGATCTAAAATCCGCGCCGATAGGCGCGTTAGGAAAGGATTTACTTATGGAAGACAAAATTCTTAAGACCATAGTTGTAATGGCAGCAGAAAATGTCGCCCTGGAGCTCCGCAAGTATTCGCCCGATCCTATGATGTGTAAGATCACCGTACTGTCTCACTTTAACGAGAATAAAGAAACAACCGATCCGGAGGGCGAGCCCGACTTCTACAAAATAGAGGTCAGATTAGACGACGAGGGCGCGGTCCCGATCATCGACGAGACGGTCAAGGTGTTCTACTCGGAAGATAAGTTTGGACGGATCGAGGGTATAAGGCGAACGATGAAAATAGGGGAGGAAGCTGATGATGAATGAGAAGAAATACTACTGGCTTAAGCTCCCAAAGGATTTCTTCAAACGACACGACATAAAATTCATCAAAACGCTTCCGAACGGCGACGAGATCATACTCTTTTATCTTGAACTTATGGCGGAATCAATCGACCACGAGGGAGAACTCCGGTTCTCTTCAAAGATACCTTACACAGAAAAGATGCTCGCTTCCGTGACGGACACACCGGTCGAAACCGTAAAAGCTGCTATGGAAGCACTCAAGGATCTTGACCTTGTAACGGTCTCAGAGGATGGAACGATCAAACTCGAAAAGGTCAGCTCGATGATAGGATTCGAGACAAGGTGGGCCGAGAAGAAGAGGGCGTGGAGAGAGCAACAAAAACAACTCAAAGGACAAAATGAGGACAATGTCCTCGATATGTCCTCACAATGTCCTCAAGGTGTCCTCGGTGTGTCCGATAAGAGTAAGAGAGAGAGTAAGAGTATAGAGAAAGAGATAGAGAAAGAGTTAGAGATAGATAAGAGAGAGAGTACAGAGAGAGATTCGCTCGCTCGCTTTGTCCCTCCGACCGTTGAAGAAGTTTTTCTCTATTGCGAAGGAAGACATAACGGAATTGATGCTCAAAGGTTTGTTGATTATTACACCGCGAGAGGATGGAAGAACGTAACAGACTGGAAAGCTCAAGTCAGAGTTTGGGAAAGCAGGGAGTCAGATCCTTGCGCTTAAGGAGGAAGAAAAAATGAACAAGAAATCGATAGTTTACTTAAACAGATCACAGCTGCATCCGCATCCGGATAACCCGAGAAAAGACCTGGGTGACTTGGAAGAGCTCAGAGAGTCCATCAGAGAAGTGGGAATCATGCAGAACCTCACAGTAGTTCCTATGGACGAAGATTTTGAGGACTTCAAGATCCTTATAGGTCACAGACGCTTCGCAGCTTCAGAGGGAATCCTTAACGAGCTGCCGTGCATCATAGCAGAGGGATTGTCTGATAAAGAACAGCTCGGGATCATGCTCTGCGAGAACATGCAGCGCTCCGATCTTACATTTGTAGAACAGGCTCACGGCTTCCAGATGATGCTCGACCTGGGCGAAACAGTCGAGACCATATCTGAGAAGACAGGATTTTCGGAGGCTACGGTCAAGCATAGGCTTGAGATCGCAAAGCTCAAGAAGGACGCTATTGAGTCAGCCATGAAGAGCTTCCAGCCTACGATCGGCGACTATATCGAGCTCGAAAAGGTCAAGGACCTCGAAGAGCGCAGCAGGATCCTCAAGTCATCCGAGTCATCAAGTGAGATCCGCTACGAAGTTAAGGAGTGGGTAGAAGAACAGAACCGCAAGAAGAACACGAAGAAATATGTAGACCTTTGTAAGTCTTTAGGTTGGAAAGAAACAAAGGAACACTTCTTCTATTACGCAAACGATAAGTGGGAACAGGCTCAGGGACTTATGTCCATCGACTTGGAGAAAGATTATGACGATTCCAATATTCAGGAGTTTGCACAGCACAACCACGAACCTGTTTATTTTTCATGCGATGGTTATTGGATAAGGTTTGCTATCAAAATACCTGAGAAGAAGACTGAAAAGAAGAAGACAAAGCAGGAGCGACTTGAGGAATCCAGAAATAAGAACAGAGAGATCCTCGACGGCATGAGAGTAGTCATATGCGATCAATACTATAAGTGCATCATTGACATCCCGGAGAAGAGTTTCAAGGAACTGGGAGATAAGACCAGGATCGTCACGATGGAAGAACTCTACAACATCCTTCTCGATATCGACGGCGGTGTCACGAAGTTCAAACAGGTCTACAACATCAAAACCAAGTGCGACATCAAGAATCTCCAGGATGACTTTGAAAACTACAACACGCTCCAAAAGATGATGCTGAATGTCTGGGCCGCTCTTGCGCTTAACTACAGTAATAGGTTTGTTGAATGGAATTTCACAAAGAGCGCGACAGTCCTATCAGCTCACCAGCGTTTCTATAAGATCCTCTACCACTTCGGATTGAGACTCAATGAAGAGTATAAGGATGTCATCGACGGAAAATCAGAATACTACACGGCGAAAGCCTGAGAGGAAGAAGACATGAGAGATCAGTTTTACTTACACTTCGACACGATGCCGAAAGGTACAAGCCAGCAGAAAGGCTATAACCGTTATACGGGGCGTTACTACAAGAAGGACAAAGTGGCGAGAGCTGAGACGGAGTTCGGAATCGCTCTGAGACCTCACAGACCGAAGAAGCCCTCCGAGAAACCGATCAAGCTGACAGTATGGTTCGCCTTTGACACGGTCAATAAGAAGCTCTGGGGGACATATGTCGACGATGAGGAAGAACCGTGGAAGGGATTTGAATATAAGCCGACACGTCCGGACACGGATAATTACATCAAAGAGTTCAAGGATGTCATGACGAAGCTCGGCTTCTGGAAGGACGACGCTCAGGTGGTAGATGAAAGAATCATCAAGACCTATGCAGAGAAAGCGACCATCATGGTCCGGTGGGAGGAAATATTATGATCGACATTGATTTAATCATTGGATTCATCGGCGGAGTGTTTGTGGGTTTCATAATTGCTCTATTTATAATCGCTTTGGTGTCAGCCAATAAGGAAGGAGACGACAATGGGAAGTTTTAACACAGGAAAGCCTGAAGTGTGCGCTTGGATCAAGCAGAACTTCAGAATGGGCGCCAGATGCTTGGATGTTGGTGCCTGTAACGGAAAATGGGCGAAGCTGCTCAATGATTATCTGAAGATGGACGGAATAGAGATCTATAAGCCGTACATTGAGAAATATAAACCTCAGGATTTATATGAGAACTTCTACCTCGGAGATATCAGAGAGTTCAAGTACGGAAACAAGTATGACCTCATTATTTTCGGAGACGTTCTGGAACACATGAGCGTCGAAGATGCTCAGAAGGTTCTCGGATATGCTTGGGACAGATGCCAGGATCTGATCGTAGCGGTCCCTTATATGTTCGAACAGGGCAAGAAGAACGGAAACCCTTACGAGGTTCACATCCAGAACGATTTGACCTGGCAGAACGTTATTGAAAGATATCCGAAACTCCATCCGCTCTTCTTAACTCCGGAATACGGATATTACACGAAAGGAATCAGAGCATGAAACTCTCAATCATTATCCCGGTATACAACGAAGAGAAATATCTCAGAAGATGCCTGGACTCGGTTGCAGCTCAGATGTGTGATGATGTGGAAGTTCTTGTAATTGACGACGGATCTGAAGACGGTTCTTACGAGATTGCAAAATCATTCGAACAGTTCACGACCATCAAGAAGACTGTGTCGTCCTTCGGTGTGTCGTTTGCCAGGAACATTGGACTCAACGCAGCTCAGGGCGAATACATTACTTTTTTAGACTCTGACGATGAATACTATCCCGGCGCGATTAAGAACATGCTGGATGAGATCAAAGCTCATGAAGGCGAGAACCTTATCCAGTTCGACCATAGCAGAGCACACTGCTATAACTGTCCCGGATATTATGACGTCGAAAGACTTCCGCGCAAGTGGGTTCTCGTCTGGAATAAGGTCTATCGGAGGGACTTCCTATATAAATATGGAATAACATTCCCTTATGGGCTCCAGTTCGAAGAAGACCGCATCTTCAATCTGAGAGTGTTCAATCACTGCAGCAGGTTCTATCATTCATCCATGAGGACAGTCATCAAGCACTTTGATAACGAATCGAGCTTATGTCACACGGTAGAACCTGAAAAAATATTCGAACTTAACGAAGCACTCGTGAAGATCCTCCGGTTTGAAAACTCAACTCCGCACGTCAAGAACATAGCCAGGCAGTGCATAGCAGATCTTTACGAATCCAAGAACGCAAGGAGGCTGTTCGGAAAGGAGGGAAGCTGATGGGAATGACCAAAGCGATGAAGGACGCAGATATCTGGCTGAATAGAGCTTATGGACTTAACAAGGAGCTTGATGCAAACGTTCGAACGCTTAACAAGCTGATGGCTTCGCTGAACTCTGGAGTGGCAAGATACGAAAGCGACGGAACGGAGTCACATGATCCCGAACGAGCCAAAACTAATCACGAGGACACTCTTCTTGAATATTCCGAGCAGATGGCCCGCGTGGAAAAGTTGAGAAGAAATCTCAAAGCCGAAAACATTAAGACCATCAAAGCCATAGACCAGCTCTCGTCCGGAGAGCTTCGGGCTATAGCGACCGACCGATATATTAACTGCATGACTTGGAAAGAGATAGCCAAAGCCGAGTACATAAGCAAGTCGGAGGTCGATCGTAGACGAACAAGGATGTTGGAACAGATGGCCAACATATTACCAACATAAGGAGGAAGAAAATGGACGAAGAATTAGTTTATGAGATCTATGTAGGAACCAGCGAAGCAGGACATAAGAAGACATACTTGGTATTTTTTACGAAGCACATTGAGTGCGCAAATATCTCGCGACTCTCTAAAAAGTTTTTCAAGTGCGCTGCACAGAACATCAAGATCAAGCAGGGCTGGATCTGGAACGATGAGCTGTACTTCGAGCAGCCGAACAAGAAGGCGAAGATCGTACTTGCATCTTACTGGGTTGGAAAGAAGGTGAACTGATGAATCACTTCGACAAACAAGGAAACTACATCAACGAAGAAAATCTCTCACTTAGAGAAATCTATGAGCAAGGCTTTTCGGAGGGTGTCAGAAGAAGCAGCATGCCTGTCATTATGAAAACAAAAAGAATAACATGCGAAGAAAAACGAAGGATCATAGAAGAATGGAAGAAGATGACTTCCATAGGACTGGTCTTTGTTAGAGACGACATCGAGGTCATATGTCCTCCTATGGCATGGATCCCTGTTATATACAGAGACTTGACAGAAGAAGAAACAAATGAAATGCGCGAGCTTTATGGTGATTATGTTGCCAATAATCCTCAAGATTGCTGGGCTTTCGATAACCCGCTCCCGGAAGACGGCCAAACGGTTCTGATATGCACAAAATACGGCGTTGAAACTGACGAGTTCTGTTTCGATGATGACTGCGGCTATTTTGAGAATCATCCTGACCGTGACGATCTCCTTGCATGGATGCCTTTGCCAGAACCATATAGTGGAAAGAAGGTGATCGGAGGTTAAACATGAGCAGGAATAAAGACATAGAATTTCTTCATCAATTCAGCGGTTTGTCCTATAAAGAGTGCAGAAAAAAGATGAAGGAAAACCACTGGAACCTTATTTATGCCATGGCGGGCGGAGACGTGTTTAAGTTTTTAGATGAAACGACCAAAGCTGCGAAGGAAATGCTTGAAAACTTTTCAAAGGCCTTTCAGCCAGCAGTCGAGGCGATTTTAAAGATCGCAAAAGAATATGCTGAATATGTCAGCCGTGTCGAAATAGCCAAGCAAAGCGTTCAGCTTACAAGCTCGACGAAAAATGTGAGCATCGGGAAAGACATCGACAAGGTCGTTATAGATGAATTCCAGAAAAGTGGGGTATAAAAGGGGCTTTTTGAAACTTTTTGAAACCCTATTTTATGATAAGGTAAAGATGATTAAGTGGCTCTTCCTTAGCATAGTTTTACCACATGCCACTTTTTCTTCCACCTTTGGAATCCGAAACCCTCCGCAACCCGGTCCCGCGGAGGGTTTTCTATTGAAAGGAAAAACCATGCCAAGAAAACTATGTGACATCATCTACATTCTGCGCGAGAACGTCGACTCGGAAGAGCTTCGATACTCGCTCAGATCGTTAAAGAACTTCCCTCACAGGAAGGTCTTTTTCATTGGGGGACAGCCTATGGACCTAAAGCCTGATGTGGCCGTGCCTCATAAACAATTAGGAGATTGTAAATGGGAGCTGATCCGTTCTTCTATGTCGAAGGCCGTCGAACTCGACGAGCTGACGGATGACTTCTTTCTCTTCAATGACGACTTCTTTGTAATGAAGCCGTTCAAGGGAGCATTTGTGAACTATATAGATAAAACGCTCGAAGACCGCATCGCTGAGCTCAGACAGGTGAATCGCTGGCTCAATCAATACGGCCGAACAGTGCTGAAGGTCAACGAAGAACTGAAGGCTCTAGGCATATGGTGTCCGAAGAACTTTGAAGTCCATCTTCCTATGCTCATGAATAAAGAGCTGGTAAAGACCTCCATATATAAGTGCAGCTCTCCGCAGATGCGAAGCATATATGGAAACATAAACCGGATCAAGGTGGTCCAGCACACTGACGTTAAGGTCTACGACCTTGAGACGGTTCCTGAGGATCCCGACTTCCTATCGACAAATGACACGACATTCAGAGAGGGAAAAGTTGGCGAGTACGTCCGCGAACAATTTCCGGAGCCATCACGCTTCGAGGTCTGATTATGGCTGACAGATCATCACGCTGGCCAAAGATCAGGAAGCTCGCATGGGATAGAGACAGAAAGAATCGGGCGGTGTGTCACATATGCGGCGAGAAGATAGACTACTCGCTCGAACCCTCAAGTTCTCCATTGTCTTGGGAACCGGATCACATCGTGCCATTCACAAAGGCCCCCGAGTTGGAGCTGGATCTGAGTAACATAGCAGCGTCACACATGCGCTGCAACAGACAAAGAGGAACAGGAAGCCAGGATGGGGCCATCGGACAGCGGTCGCGAATCTGGTGACAAGGGTAGGGCGGTCAAATCTTTTTGAATCTTGGCCGGAGCGCAT